TTTCAAATCAATAAGTCTGTACATTCTATCCCTCTATCCCTAAAAAAGCTAGTAAATCAGTAACTTTATAGTAAACGGTCTTAGTATCAGCAATAGGAGGCGTGTAACGTTTCAATCCTCTAGCCTCCCACCGTCTAATTGTCGGGTAAGTGATTTCTAGACGTTCGATTGCCTCACGCTGTGAGATAATCCCCAGCGGGTTTTCTAATCCCTCATATCGTTCTAGATAAGTGCCAACCTTGCTTAAAATACCACTAACTAATGCTTGCTCTGTTTCGTTGCTTAGTAGATTAATTTCCATACGGTCATACCCCCATTTTTTTGAATTTGTCGGGTAACCCCATTAAAACTGTCACGCGCTACCCATGATTTTGTTTTAGTGCCTTGAATACTGATAACAATATCTGTCATAGCAATATTTCTCCTTTATCTAGCTTGGCAATCTGATTTTCAACCCATGCAATCCTATCTTCGTGCTGTTCCAAGTGCTTAAATTCTTTTAACTCCTCGGGTGTTGCTTGCTCCTTGATATAAATAGCAATATCGTATAATTCTTTATCTGTCATTGTCTGCCCCCAATCCTACAATTAAACTCTCTAAACCTTTCTTGATAAAGTAAAGGCTAGTTAGCGCGTGGTGTTTATCACCTTGTAAAATTGCATTATCTGCTAGGTCAATCATGTTATAAATACAGTCTTTTTCTTGCTCGTACATTCCGTATACCTCCTTAATTGTAATAACGTCCCTGTGATTGAATATAAGCCCCGTATCGCTCTTTGACGTGGTCTGTGTATGTTTCCTTGATTTCTTGTTTATCGTCCTCTACGGGCTTGATTTTGGCTATTTCAATGCCAATTAAGACAAGTAAAGCCATGATGACTAACTGCGCCCAAATTGGTAAATTAATTTCTTGATAAAGCATTCTTACTCCTTTCTAGCTCTTTCCTGCTTAATACCTTTCCCTATGATTGCCTTTCTAAAAACGCCTTAAACCTTGATATAACGCTATTTCTATGCTATAATATATAGCATAGAAGATAATCTTAAAACCCTCATAGCTTGCCCGCTGTAGTGTTTTGTTTTATCTAATATTTTTCAAGTTTCACTTTTGGTTTGAGCTGTCACTCAAGCCTTTTTTTGTTGTTTTTTCTACAAATCTTCGATAAGCCAATTCATAACACTTTCATAGATACGCTTTGGAGCGTCATAATTGCCAGCCTCGATAAGTCTTAGTGTACGTGGTGTTACATTTAACTTTTTAGCTGTAGCGCCCTTAGTTAAGTCCAAACGTCCACGTTTAACACGTACTTTTTCAGCGTGTTCAACTGTAATAAGCATATTTTCTCCTTTCTCGCCATAAATGGCGCTTTACTATTTTGCCCTTTTATTATATATTCCATTTTTGGCGTTGTCAAGCGAAAAAATATCTTTTTTTCTCCGTTTTTGGCATTTTATGTTATAATCTTACTCAAAAGGGGTATATATGAACAGACTAAAAGAATTAAGAAAAGAAAAAAAGCTAACTCAAAAAGAATTAGCTGAAAAAACAGATATTCCATATCGAACTTTACAACGTTGGGAAAACGGAGAAACAGATATAAAATCTGACAAAGCCAATGAATTAGCTAAACTGTTCAATGTTTCTGTTTCCTATTTACTGGGCTATTCTGATAAAAAAGAACCATATTATAGTGATGAAATTCTAATCGGTGACGGTCAAGGCGGTTACACTTCTTTAAGTAGCGAACGTGAAAATGAATTAAGTGAACTATACTTTGAACGTTTAGAAGAGGAGTTTGTAAAATTCCTTAAGCGTTACGACTTTGTTATCAGTGATAATGAAATAAAAGCGGTTCTAAATCATATTTCAAACCTTAATATTAATACTTATAAAAGTGATGAATACAACCGACTGGTTGACCTTGTAATGGAGGAAAAAATTGACTTAAAAAATATCGGGTACTCAAAACTTGGCGATAATTTCCACTCTTGGAAAGGTTTTGATGATTTTAAAAAATCACTCGGTTATGACACCGACCACATTTTATAGAAAACAAACACACCCCACCCGATAACGATTAGGGCGGATAACATTCATTCGCTACCATACCTTTTTGAATGGTTCTAAAACAGATAAGCTGATGCACCAAATTAGTGCATCTATTTACTACCATGCTATTTTGAATGGCTCTAAAACCTCAAACTCTAAGACCCTTATAGCCTGCCCGCTGTAGTTAAGAGAAGAGGTTACAATGGCAAATATTAAGAAAATCACAAATAAAAACGGTTCTATTGTTTACCGTGAACAAATCTACCTAGGTACTGATTGCATGACTGGTAAGCAAGTATACACCACTATTTCAGCACCTACCAAAAAGGAACTCAAAAATAAGCGTGAGTTCAAAATAAACGAATTTAAAGAAAATGGATATACACGCTATAAAAGTGTTACTGTTAAGAATTACCGTGAACTAAGCGAATTGTGGCTAGAAAACTATAAATTAGAAGTACGCCCGCAAAGTTATAGAAACACTGTTAATCGGTTAAATAAGTATCTATTGCCCGCTTTTGGTGATATGAAAGTAGAAAGAATTACACTTCCAATGGTTCAAACCTTTGTAAATAGGCTAGTAAATAGCGGACTGGTTTCTCATAAGGTAGTGATTTCTATCAATAAACGCATTTTAAGGTATGCTGTCAATTTACAACTGATTAGGGTGAACCCAGCGGACAATGTTATCGTGCCAAAAGTAAAGAATGGTAGAAAAGAAAAAATTAAACACTTCGATAATAGCCAATTGAAACAGTTTAAGGACTATCTGAATGGTTTGTCCGATACTTTTAGAAATTGCTACTATAAAACGCTGTATCTAACATTACTTGCTACTGGTCTACGTATTGGAGAGGCTGTAGCGCTTGAATGGTCTGATATTGACTTGGACAACGGTTATATTGACGTTAACAAAACTTATGTAGAAAAAGAAAAAACAATCAACGACCCCAAGTCAAAAGCTGGTAAACGCAAGATCCCGATTGATAGGAACACCGTTCTAATGTTACGCCTTTATAAAGCACGTCAACACCAATGTTTTATAAAACATGGTTACGGTGGCAAAATGGCGGAACACGTATTTTCAAACGGTTTTAGTGCTTATCCAACTGTTGTTGGTTTGCAATACGTACTTACCAAACACTTGGAGCAAGCTGGCTTGCCTCGTTTTACGTTCCACGCTTTTCGCCATACGCACGCAAGCTTACTCTTAAATGCTGGTATCAGTTATAAAGAATTGCAACACCGTCTCGGTCATTCTACCTTGGCCATGACTATGGACACTTACAGTCACTTATCAAAAGAAAAGGAAAAAGACGCTGTCAATTTCTTTGAAAAAGCTATGGCGAATTTATAAAATACATTAAATTACATAACACTAAAATAATAACGCTTACTATAAAGCTTGATTTTATAAGGTTTGTGAATGAATTTTAGGAATTCTCTTATTTTTGTTTTCAAACTAACGCATAAAATTACTAATATAAATAAAGCTTGTTATATCAACGTTTATCGCTATTATTGTTAAAATACGAAAACATACAAAATTACTAATTTAATGTATTAGTTACATTAAAACACATTAAAAAATACGGGTTCAGCGGGCAAGAAAAAATAGCACCTTGACGGGTGCTTTTATGATATAGCGAAAATGTTCGGGCTGTTTTTTTGTTACCATTCTTTCTTACAAAAAGTACTACTTTTTACTACATTCAGCGCCTTATATTAATCATTTCAATAACCGCTTATGCTATAATAGTAGTGTACTTAGATAGATATATTGTGATTTTCTTCCGTGGTTTATTCCACGGCTTTTTATTTGCATAAAAAAAGGTATCCCATTTCTAGGATACCTTCGTTATTTTTTGTCTAAATTATCGCAAAAATTTTAAATCATTGATGCTAACTGTTTTATAGCTTGTCTTCTGTGTACGTACACTGTTTTTTGAGTTACGTCTAGATATTCAGCAATTTCATCAGCGTTCATGTTCAAAACGAAGAATAGTCTTAGAATAGTTCTCTGTTCGGGATCATCTAGATTGTTATCTATCAAACTGATAAGGCTATCACGTTCAGCCATAAGCGTATCAATACGGTTCAAAAGTTTCTCTTTGCGTTCTAGTAAGCTGTTATACTTGTCCGCCATGTCTTTGGTTTTACTAGCCTTTACTTTGGTATCTGTGAGCGTTGACTGTGTGAAAATACCGCTGTTCAAGTGTTGAATTTCTAAATTGATGACTTTAATCTCTTTATCTAGTTTTTTGATATTCCCTAGCTTATTCAATAGTGTTTTTTGTTCCATGAAAGCCCCCCACAATCCTTTTAAATCACTAATCCTATTATACCATGGGATAACGGTTTTATATTCATCTACAAAAGCTTACAGTTCACTCTGTAGGCTTTTTTAATGCAAATCTAAAAGCGGAACACATAGAAAGTTAACTGGTAAATAAAATATAATCAAAATAAGGCTTTTCAAGGTTGCATGACACCCCTTAAAAATCTGAAAAAATGGTCTGCGGTGTAAGAAAACACCTTGTGGTGGCTCTCCTTAGCACGAGATAGGGGGCGGGGGTCATTTTAAAACGTCTTGAATATAATTATATTCCTGATTGTTAAAACTCGATACAGGGCTTTTTAAGTGCCTTCTCGGACGTGCTGAATAATTTAAAAAGGGAAAATCACGCACAAAAGACGGTGGCGTTGTTATATCCGAACAACAATATACCCGATAAAATTTTAAGGGGTATTTTTTGAACGATTATACACCCGTTGTAAGTCTCCCTACAGCTGTTTCTCGGACTTCCCTCGGTGTTCGGTGTGATTGCCGATACACGCTCACTCTGTCGCTCTCTGCTTGCTCTATGATGATTGATGACTGTATCCAAACAAAAAGAACCTTACCAATACAGTAAAGCTCTGTGTTTGTTGTCAGTGTTAACTTGCTTACCAACATTATAACATAACAAAAAAGGACAACACCTAAAGCATTGCCCTTTGATTTCCTCCAATAAATACAACACCATGATAGTTTTAACTCCGAATGACTTACCTAAACCAATCCAACTAACACTATATCAGCCTTAAGCTTTTCAAGATCATCACTTGATAACACTGGTTCAAAGTCACTAACTAACTGACTAACTTTGTTCATGTCTGAATGTTCTAGCTCTTTTGTAACCATGTTGTTAAAGTGTTCTTCCAAACTATCAACGAACAATTGTAGTCTGTCATCTGTTGGGAACTTATTATCATAATGTAACGCTGTACGTGCTACCATTCCCCACATTTTAAGACGTGTATCTTTGTTTCTGTGTAACATATATAAGTTAACTGTGTTATCCTCATTCATTACCTTACTGCCAATTTCTAACAGTTTTGTATGGTCTGCCTTGTTTAAGTCTTCCCATTCCATACCCATGAACTGATAACGTCTAGCCTCAAAGCGTGTTAATTCTTTCTCGCAATAGCCAATATATTCTTTTTCATTCATATTATTCTACCCCCTCATATGTAACCATGATATTGTCGCCATAAGCCTGTACATTGCTTACTTTCTTATCAGCCATGAACTCATTGACCCTGATTTCTAATTCCTCATTAGTTTCTAGTCTAGTCCTTGGTATGCCATTGTAACGCCCGTCGGGTAGCACCCCATGTCTGAATAATTTAATTTTCATCTGTTTTTGTCCTTTCTGCTTTATAACGTGTTACTAATTCGCCAAATAGCACTCCCAACGCTTTCTAATCCGTCTTGAACCCTTTTAGCATTCTCACTCTGACGGTCTAATCGTTCAGCATCTTTGTAGCTGTCGTAAAGTGTCGCTGATAGCTTACAGATTTCTATGGCGGTTTGTTCAGATAAACCATAGTCGTGTTTTATTGTGTTGACCTTATCGGCAATCAAAGCCACAAATTCCATGCTTTCACTGTGTATTCTGTTTCTGTCGTATCTTTCCATGTTTACTTGACCTTTCTGTTGGGCTGGGTGATATGGTAGTAAAAAAATACTACCTTACCACCATTCTTACTACCAGTGCAAAGCCAATAATATCAAGGCTTTTCGGGCTTGTGGTAGTAAAAACGAAAAAAATCGGAAAAGAAAAATAAGTAATTCTCCATAATCCTATATACCCTATTACTATATATATTATATTTATTATTAAAAATATTACTATTTTACTACCATGAACGTGTAACCCCTTGATACATAAGGGATTAGGGCGGTAGTATACTTGGTAGTAAAGGTAGTAAAAGCGCTGTTTTTGGTAGTAAAAACGCTGTTCTTGGTAGTAAAAATTATTGTTTGAGGTATCCGTCTGTTCTTCGATTGCTACCAAACGGGGAGAACCTTATATTTTTTGTGTATTCCCACTGGTCTGAATTATCAAGATAAAGCTTGATTTTATTCCTAATTGTCTTCGGTTGTTCGATTTCGTCATCTTTAAAGATTTCTTTCATAACGTCCTTGACGGTTAGGCGGTCACGTTCAACAGTTCCGACCCATTCAACACCATTCCCACGGTCTGCCTTATTTCTATAGCCTACACCGTAATTTTCCATATCCGTGTAATATTGTTTCCGTATGTAGTCTTGATATTTTGGATTATAAAAATCTTCGGGGATTTTAGTAGCCAAATACCACTCAAAACGCTCGATAACGTCATCTCGGTATTTATGTTTCTCACGGTTTTGGGAGATAAGTTTGCCCTCTTCGCTATTTTCATCATAGTAAAGCTTTTTATTCTTTTCATATGACTTGAAATAACCGCCCCAAATATCCATTAAATCTTGGTCGGATATTTTATTGGGCTGTCCCTCTTTCCGTGGCAACACGTCAATGACTAGAAAACGCCTGTCGCCCGTTGCATCTTTGAGGTGG